ATTAATTTATAATAATAATGCTTCTAATGCTGGCGGTGATTCTTATTATGGTGGGACTATCATAGAGGAATATCTTGATTCATTAAATCCACCGGAAACGAATCCGGCTGGTCAGCCGCAGCACATCAGCGATAGTTATATCTTTAACAACGTTGTAAATAGTATTCGCAGAGATCCTTATTTGCAGGGGCAAGTCTATTATGAGAGTTTAGAAAGGAATGTTCCTGAATGGGACAAAGATGCCTGGAGACAGGTTGAAACCTTTGATGGTTCTTCAGGTGTGGGGGTCGGCCTTCTTTCCGAACGCCCAGCGAGCTGCACGACAGAGGGTGTGGCCTGGTGGGCAACGGACGAGAATAAACTGTATCGCTGGCATAATGGGGCTTGGGAACTTTACTATACTCCCTATACTTATCCCCATCCTCTAAGAACTACCTTGAATGATTAGTGAGGTGAAACATGGAAAATGATTTATTACTTTTCTACAGGCAGCAGAGATTGCCTGAGAAAATTTATAAGGAGGTAAAATAATGGCAAAGGTAAAAGGCGTAGATGTCTATGTCGAGGTGAACACGGGCACAGAGGCCATGCCTGTCTGGACAAAAGTTGGCGGTCAGAAAGAAGCTACGACCACGTTTTCGCTGGCTGAAATCGATGTCACTGACAAAGATTCCGCTGGTTTCGAGGAAAACCTGGCCGGCAATCGTGTTGTCGAGATTGAATTCGATGCGTTTTTGATCGAAGACAACGCTGGCTTCGCCGAGATGCAAAAAGGCTTCTGGGAAAGGAAGGACTTACATCTGCGGCTCAAGACCCCGACGAAAACCTATACTGGGAAATTCCGGTTGACTGAAATGCCGCTTGAAGGGCCGGGCGATGATGCTGCGTCGGTATCGTTTTCGCTGAAATCGATTGGCACTGTAACGGCGGCGTAAATCCACAGGAGGTAAAACGATGGCAATTCTAACCGTTCAAAAAGTCACACTCGCCGGGCTTGAACCAACTTTCGCTGCTGCAACTGAAACAGGAGATTTGTTCCCAAACTCGGGCCGTGAATTTATTTACGTTAAAAATAGTTCCGCCGGCGCACTAACGGTGACGGTAAACTCACAGACAGCATGCAATCAGGGCTACGATCATGATGAAACAGTTTCAGTGCCGGCGGGTAAAGAGCGAATGATTGGACCTTTCCCGAAGAGCCGTTTTGATAATGCCGACGGTAGGGTCCAGCTTACTTATTCTGCTGGCGTGACGTCACTGACAATCGCTGTAGTGCAGGTGCCATGATGCAAGACTACATCATCGAACTTGATAAGCCTCGCACGTTTCGGTTTGGTTTCCGTTCGATTCGGTTGCTTCGGAAACAACTCGGTAATAAAAGTATGGAAGAGCTAATGGGAGAAGCGATTGAGCAGATGCCGGTTTTTGTCTGGGCCGGCCTTATCTGGGAAGACAAAGCTCTAACAGTAGAGCAGGTAGAACAGATGCTGGACGAAAAAATACCAGGCACATACACAATGATGGATGTAGTTACGCTCGTTACTGAAGCCATGACCGCTCACCTCGGGGTTAAAACTGAAGCTCTGCCGAAGGATGGCGGCGCACCAGCTGGCCCTTTCGTCACGACGGGGACGACTTCCGGGACGCCCGACGAGTCGCCCTTGAAATCGGACTGACGCACGAAGCGTTTGAAAAGCTGACTCCGGCGGAACTGGTCGAGAGAATTGAAGCATATGAGGAACGAGAGAAGCGGGAATGGCAGCGGACGGCCTGGCTCGGGGCCGTAATCCTGAGCGGTCTAACCGGAAAGCGGGTGAGCCCAAAACGACTCTTGCCTGAAGTTTTCAGAGAGAAAGAAAAAGAAATGACCCCGGATCAGAAACGAAAAGAGCTTGACGATTTAAAACGAAACTTGGGGATGAAATAAAATGGCAGAGAAAAGTCTGGTTGTAAGAATCTCGGCCGACATCGCCGAATACAAAGCCCAGCTGAGTAAAGCTCAAGAATATCTCCAGCAGCACGCTGCCCAGTTTCGGAAAATCGGCACCGCAATGACCGCTACTGGGGCGACAATGACGGCCTTTTTCACCAAGGCAGTTCAAGGAGCGGCTCAAGAGCAGGTCGCTCAGGAAAAGCTCATCAATGCTCTGAAAAACGTCAAAGGGGCGACCGAGGGTGGGGCCCAAGCGTTGCTCAAGCAAGCAGCAGCTCTGCAGCAGCTTACCGGTTATGAGGATGACCAAATCGTCAATGCCCAGGCAATGTTGGCTACGTTCCAACTGACCGATGCTCAGATAGCTCAAATCACGCCCCGGCTGCTTGATATGGCTGCCGCTACCGAGAAGAGCACGGGGCAGCAGGCCGATCTTCAGGCTATAGCGATTGCTCTGGGAAAGGGCTTTACCGGCACGGCCGGCTCTCTTTCACGCTATGGCGTTGTGCTGAGTGAAGAGGCAAAGAAAACCGGCGATTTCAATTTGATTCTGAATGACCTTGATAAAAATTTCAAGGGAGCTGGTGAAACAGTTGGCCAAACATTCACCGGGCAGATGAGAATCATGAAGGCTACCGTCGGCGATGTGATGGAAGTCATCGGTGGGAAACTGATCCCCTTACTTATGCCTCTGGTGCAGAAATTTAGCGAGATCGCTCAAAGCGTCATAAAGTGGATGGATGCGAACCAAGGGCTAATGAAAGTTCTTGTGCCAGTCGTCGCTGCCGTTGGCGGGCTAATGACTGTTCTTGGGCCGATACTCATTCTGCTTCCGTCGCTTGCGGCGGGCTTTACTATGCTCACTGGCCCAGTGGGCCTGGTCATCGCCGCCATAGCTGGCTTGATTACTGTCGGCACGTTGGTGGTAAAGAACTGGGATGGAATAAAACAGTTCCTTATCGATTGCTGGACGGCGATTCAGACCGTGGCCACGTCGGTCTGGACGGCAATCAAAGATTTCTTCGTCTCGATATTCGAGACCATCAAGACAATTTTTACTGCCGCCTGGGAAGCAATCAAACTGATAGTTACCACGTATTTTGGCCTCTATAAAACGATCATTATGGCGGCGGTCGATGGTATCATCGCAGTTTTCAACTTTCTAAAAGACACGGTGGTTGGAGTCGTAGTCAATCTCTTCAATTCTGTCAAAGAGTGGTTCGAAAAGCTTTTTAATAAAGTAGGTGAAATCGCCACGGCGATTAAGGATAAAGTAGTCGGCGCCTTCACGGGCATGTGGAAAAAGATAGTCGGTGGCTCGATTGTGCCGACTATGGTTAGCCAGGTGATCGACCAGTTTAAGCTTATGCAGACATCCCTGGCTGGTAGTATGAAGAACACAGAGCAGGTCGCCCTTACGTCTTTTGGCAATATCTCAGACTACGCCAGCGCAATGCAGAATGCTTCATCGGGAGCGTTTACCAGTATGGCTGACTCCCTTCGAACGTCCGCCCGAGCCATCAAAGACACGCTCGAAAAACAGGCAATTGCATACATCATCACGAAGGTTATGGCTGCGTTGCCTTTTCCTTTCAACCTCGTTGCGGTAGGCGGTGCTATCGCCACGGTGAAGGCTTTGTTTTCGGCAATCAAGCTGGCGGAAGGCGGCATTGTTACCCGGCCGACATTGGCTCTGATTGGAGAAAAGGGCCCGGAGGCAGTGATCCCTCTCGGTTCGGCAGCTCCAGCCCTGGCTGACGCTACAGGCAAGATAACATTGAACGTTCATTTCTACGGGGACGTGAACAATGCCGGCGACCTGGACGAGATCTCAAGATGCCTGGCAGAACGGCTTGATCGACTGATACAAGGAGGGAGAATCTGATGGACAGGCCAAAACTCATCGATTCCGTCGGGAATGAACTTGAACTGCCAAAGACATTCAACGTCCGGTCGGCACCTGTTGGCCGGAGGACGGCCGTTCTTGAAGCTGCTTATAGCGACGGAGCTAAGGACTATTCAGACGGCTGTTTCACGCCCCGACGAGTCGAAATTTCGGGCAACCTCTGGGCTGCGACTGCAGAGGAATACAATGCCAAGTGGGACGAACTTGCTGCTTTCTTAGTCCGTGAGAATCTCCGGATTCAATATCTTGGTCGGGTCATATATACAAAGCGTGTGGAACAAATCAATTACACCGACCCCGTGGCAGCCGACATTTATTTTGGAAAGGTGGCACTGACCTTTCTTTGCACAGACCCTTTCTGGTATAAGCTCATCACACAGACGAAAATCTACGAGACCGGAGGCACAAGTCCCTATCAAATGGTATTTGCTGTTGACGGCAACGTTCCTATTTTCCCGAGAATCAAAATTACAAACCTGGCGAATAACACGTCATTTAGTTTTAAGAATTCTTCTGACGGCAATCGGCAATTTACTTTTGCTGACGCGGCGGCGCTGAATGGCACGGTCGTTGATATCGATTGTGCCAAAGGGACGGTGCTCTTGGGGACTGCCTCAAAGATCGAATCGTTTTCTGGATTGTTTCTCCGGCTGCTCGGCGGTCAGGATAACACAATCGTCTATACCGGTGCCAATGCGAAGATCGAAATCTTCTTCCGGGAGGCCTGGCTGTGAGTTATTTCCGGGGCGGCCAGCGATTCCGAGAAGGCCGTTTCTCCGGCTTTGCTCCAGGTGTTTATATACCAGTCTATATTCCCGGCGCTCTTCGAGGATATAAAGCCGTTTTCTACGACCCCACGGATAAAAAACTCGGTGAGCTTGGAAGCGATATCCGGGAGTCCATAATCAACTCGATTGAGTTTGAGCTGTGCGAGTTTGGCTGTGGCGGATTCCGTTTCAGGGCGACAGAAAAGCTGCCTTTCGAAATCACATACCGAACCCGGGTTGATTTGTTTCCATACTTCTCAAGCGACCCGTGGTATACAGGCTTTGTGATGGAGCTCCCGAAAAAGACGACTCAAAAGACGCCGTGGGAATACGCTGGCTATGGTTACTTTGAGCAGCTGGACTGGGTGCTCGTCACTAAAAGCTATACTAATACTAATCTTTCGGCAATTATTTCAGATATTGTTGAGACAATTGTTGCCCCGGCAACGCATATAAAATACAATGCCTCAAAGATTGCCGCTACCACCTATACGGTTGATTCCATAAGTTTCGACCACACGCCGGCCAAAGAGGCGCTGGCCACTCTTGTGGGCTTTGTCGCTGGATATGACTACGGCGTTGACGCTGTCCGGGAATTCTATTTTCAAGCGAAAACGGCAGCGGTCACTGCTTGGCTCTGGGCGGGCCATCACTTTCAGGATTTCGAGCTTGATGAGGATGTGAATTCTCTCCAGAATCGACTCTATGTCAAGCAGGGCGAGATAGTGAGTGGCTCTAATTACGTCGGGTCAGTTGAGGACGCCGCCTCAATTGCGGCTTACGGTCTCCGGGAGTCGATTATTACCGTTCCTGAAGTTTTGGGCTCGGCAGATGCGTTGGTCTGGGCGCAGACAGAACTTGCACAGCTCAAAGACCCGAAAAAGCGGGGGTCAGTGCGTCAAATCTTTCTGGACGACCTCAGAACTCCTCTCAATGCCGACGGAAAAATTCTCATCACAGACAACGAGGGCATAGAGTATGAGCTCCCTATCCGCAAGGCCAAATACGAGATTTCAGCCCAGGGCATCTTTGCTAATCTCGAATTGGAAAGTGGGATACTATGATTGAAGCAAAGATATTTGAACTTATTAAACAACTCCGTCAGGAAGTTCGCCTGAACGACCAGCGTATAAAGCAGCTGACGAGAAGTGCTGATAAAACAATACTCAATGAAACATTTGATAACCTAAGTCTGGGAACGATAGCGGGACAAGGAAGTTATCCTTATGCTACAGCCTGGAGTATTGCGGAAGCAGACCACACAGCTGATGTTGTAGAAAAAAGCGGTGCTGACCGGATGGTTAAAATTATAGCACCATCTGGTAATCTTTCTACTCACATTGTAACAACTGTCACTAATTACTTTAAGATGAATCCTGGGGTCAGGTTATCTTGGGACATGCGGATTGACAACGATGTTTCTGGGGTGGCCGGAGGGGTTTTAATATGTGCTTTTACCAGTGACATACGAGCCTCGATAGGATTTCATTATGACTCTGGTTTACACATAAGTGCTTATAATGGATTAGACTATAGTAATATTCTGGGTGCTACTAAAAATACTTGGTATCATATAGATATGATATATCTTCCACAAAATCCCTCCGGCATGATTTTAGTCTATATTGATGGGGCATATGAAGGTATATATGCATCTTCATCGCCAGCCCAGGATTTGAATATGATTAAGGCCTTTGCGACTTCTGCGGCTGAGTCGGCTACTAATATTGATATAGACAACTTGAAGGTCGAGGCGTTGTTACTCTTAAATAGTTAAGGGAGGAAAGCATGAGTTTCATATCAAGATTTAGACAAGCATGGGCAAACCGGAGGCGAAATCCGTTCACGGACCAGGAGCTCTCTGTTGACAAGGCGGAGAATGGTCTGATAATCCCGAGTGCGGCCCCATATGCGGTGCAGCTGGTTGAGCTCCCTCGAAAGGACACGCCGTCAACGGTTACTGTTTATAACGTCACCAACTCCGTCTGGATGACCGAAACGGCCAGCTCACCTGGGCAAAATGAATTCCGGGTTGACTACCCAGAACCGGATGGTGAGGGAACGGGCCTTGTAGAGTTTTCTTCACTTGACGCTGGGAAAGAAGTCAACGTTACCTATAAGGCTACCGGGTCTCCGATTGTTACAGAATTTATAGATACACTGATGTCGCACCCGCTCAACGAGGCGGCCGGTGACATGTATTACCATGATGGCTCAGATGTCGCCCGGCTGCCGAATGCTCTCAATACAACGACCAAAAAAATCAAGGCGGATGTCTTGTCGCCAGTGGACACTGAGTCGACAGATGAAACGAAAGACAAGGTAATCTCAAACGCTTTGGCGAAAGGATGGGAAGAAGTCAGGACCGCAGTGCGTGCAGTGGTCGAACGAGTAATTGGCACGAAGGTACATATAGACAATTTAACCGAAAGGTCCACAGCATCGCTGACAATGGTGAAAGTGAAAGAGATTAAAGTCAATGAAGCGACTCCTGGCACGCTAACGGTTGAGTGGGGTATGTATTCAGGGACGGAAGGACAAACGGTTGAGTCACAGCTTTATATCAACGGTACGGCTGTCGGTTCTGTATTCAGTACAAATTCGGTGGAGGGAATAAATTGTGCGGTAGAAGTGGTCAGAGACTTCATGGTTGATGATCTGATTCAGATCTATGCACAGAGGGTGGGCTCGGCCAGTTGTTATGTTAAAGAGATGAGCTTACGATATTCATGGGCAATAAATCAAATCTTCGATTATGAACTGGCTACTCCGCTTTTGACTCTCGACACGACCGCTTTCAGCACGACCAACCAGGACCCGGCATAACAGCGAATTATTTCAATTCAGCCCCAAAAAAAGTCGATAAAAACCAACAAATTTTCCCTAATTCCCCTATACTATTGATTTTAAATAAGATAGCGGCATAAAATATTTTAATATTTTTATAACAAAAGGCTTGACATAAAGCATTTTTTTGATATAATTAAAGCATGAAAAATTATTATCAAAGAAATCGGGAGAAATACTTGGCTTATATGAAGCAGTATTATCAAAGAAATCGGGAACAACTCTTAGCTCATCAAAAACAATATTATCAAGAAAACCAAGAAAAATGTTTATCTTATCAAAAACAATATAATGAAAAGAATAGGGATAAAGTATTAGTTTACCATGAGGAATATCGGGGTAAAAACAAAGAAAGAATCAGAAATTATTATCGTGAGTGGTATAAGAAAAATGGCAGAAGGAGAGCTGAAAACTATAGAGAGGCAATTTATGAATGGCGGGATGAACATCCAGAAAGAGCGAAAGCAAGTGAAAAATTAAGAGAAGCAATAAAAAGGGGTGAAATAAAAAGGCCAGAAAAATGTGAAAATTGTGGTAGAACAGGAACAAGACTTCATGCTCATCATATTGATTATAATGACTTTAAAAATGTTAGATGGCTTTGTGCGTCTTGCCATAAATTAGAACATAATAAGGTCCGACACACAGAGTAAAAGGTTGTATATTATAGCTGGAAGGAGACAAAAGATGACAAAAAAAGAGGCTTGGAAAATCTTCAACGAAAGTCCTTACCCTGAGAGGGTATGGGAAAATGAAGCTGAACATACCGGATTACTTTTAGCTATCTGCTCTAAATGCGGAGAAAAGCAGACACCGGAAACCTATTTGAATTTCTGGACAGATTTTTATACTCTGATTCAGGACTATAGTGTTACCGCCATCGCTCGTCATAAATGCGGGCAATGGCATAAATATGTTGTGTGATAATTATAGCTGAAAGGAGACAGACAATGAGAAAACAATCAAGGTTATTCTATGAGCTTAGAGAAGCCAAAAAAGCCCTGGCCAAACAATATGGGTGGAAAAATATCAGCATACATAGAAACAGCGTCGGGCCACTCTGGGTATACATAGCTATAAAAGGCAATCCTGAAAGTATCAACATCGCCTCCATAAAAAAAATAGTCCGGCAAAATTGCAGTCGCCTTTGTAAGCCAGGGGCAATCGTTATTGATATTAAACCATAAATACTGAAAGGAGACAAGCAATGAAGATTAGAGAGGTGACTATCCAAAAGGGAGACCGGATGTATTTTTGCGACCCTGAATATAATGGATACTGGGAGGTAGTAAGCCTCCGGCCTTTCAGGGTTGCGTGTCATGCTAACGGGGGCGTCAGGATATTGGATAACGACAGCCCCTCTCTGTGGATAGAAGACATAAAGCGGTTTAAAGTAAGTTTGAAAGGAGATAAACAATGAAAGTGCGAGGTGTGGAAATTAGAAAAGGTGATAAGGTATTCGACGATTACCCCGACCTGGATGGATACTGGGAAGTAGAGAGCTTGAAGCCGTTTGTGGTGATGGTCCATCAGAGAGGCAAGAGCTGGAAATCAGATATAATGCCAACCGAATGGGTGGAGTTTTTTAAGGAAAGAGAAGAGAAAGGAGGCAACGATGAGAGTCAGGGGAGTTGAGATAAAAAAGGGCGACAAGGTAAGGGCGTTCCATTCGGCCAATGGGGGGTATTGGCAAGTGGTGCAGCTGCGTCCGTTTATTATTGAGGCTCATCAGTGCGGCAAGAGCTGGGAGATTAAGGTATCGCCGACTGAGTGGGCAGAGGCAGTAAGGTCGACAAGGGGAGAAGAAGATGAGTCTTTTTGAAGCAGCCTGGGCGGGTTGGATAGTTGTCCTGGGCGTTATTGTCTGGTTAGTATTCCGGGCAATAAAAAAGCATGGTAAGTGAGACAATTTGCTTGACAGGGCTTATAATTTGTGGGACAATCAAAGTATGATAGGACTGGGAAGGTATTATGAATATCGAAAACATCGAAAATAATGTGGCCCCTATTTCCGTCTGTCGCCTAACGGCAGCATCCAAAAACCTTCCCAGTTTGGCGGGAAAGGGGCCTTCCCTTTTATTTGCGATAACAATAATCACTTCGGGTGGTCTCCAAATTAGGCGTTTTAATGCGTTAAACGGCTTAAGGATAGAAAAAGTGGCCAAAATTCGATGCCTAAGAAAGCCGGCCGGTTTTCAAGGGGAAAGTCTTTTTTGAAAAAGGGGCTTAAAATGCGAAAAAAACAAGACAGACAATTTGAAATAGCTACTTGTGCTAATTGTGGTAAGGCCTTTGAAAAGCACAAAAACTATCAAAAATACTGTTCTAATGCGTGCCGTGTTGAGGACTGGCATTTCCGGACAGCTGGAAAGAAAGTTATTGCGGACATTCTTGTGCGGCTTGATAGGTTGGAGAAAAAATTTCAGGAAATCGAAAAAAAGGAGATATAAAATGGACAAACAATCTGTTAAGGCTTTTTTGGAGAGACAGATTGAAATCAATCAAAAAAAATATGAAAGGCTGAGCTCAATAATGTGCTCGAGAAATTTACTTAAGGTAGATGCGCGGCAAACGGAAATAGAGAAATGCCGATCGCTGGAAATGAAATTATATCATCTTCAAGTTTTGTCTATTATGTTAGGTTTAGAAAAGAAAAATAATTTTAATGGATACAAGAAAAATCAGCTAAAAGAAATGAAGTGGTCGGCGTTGGAATTTATACAATCAGAAATAATGGACTGCCAAGACGAGCTCATCGAATTGGAAGGAATTATCCGAGAAGAATTCTGGGAAACCGAAGAAGAAAAGCAGAGGACGCTTGATGACAAGCGGAAGAAAAAGGAAGAACTCAAACATTGGAAATATTTGAAAGAATTTTTAAATAATTTTTAATAGGAGGCCAAAATGGCAGACGAAAGAAAAACGGAGAATCTCCTACCCCTGGAACTGGAAAACATCATCCAGGAGCAGGAGCTGGCGGTTGCCGATGCGCGGTCAATTGACCAGATTGTCGGTGACCTGGAAAAGGGTGTGGAGAGCTACAATAAGCTCAAGCAGGTGGCCCTCAAGCTTACCGGACCTGAGGACTGGGTCCAGCTCGGAAAGCAGCCCTATCTTCTGGAATCCGGCGCCCAGAAGATAGCTAAGGCGTTCGGTGTCGCGATTTTCGATGTCAAGGTTGACATTCAGTGGCAGGAAGACCCGAAAGGCCGGTATCAATTAGTCATGGCGAAAGGGAAAGCGTTTTCCCGGAAGCTTGGTAGCTATGTGGAAGATATTGGGACATGCTCACAGCGGGACAAGTTTTTTGCCATCGAAAACGAAAAGCTCAAGCCCATCGAAGACGTTGATTTTGCGAACGTCATCAAGAAAGCAGTGACTAACCTCTACGGCCGGCTCATCAAGAGAGTTGTCGGCCTGATGGGCGTCAGCTGGGAAGACCTTGATAAGGCCGGCATTAAGCCCGGGGCGAAGGTCGACTTCAAAGAGAAAAAGCCACTATCTCCAGAAGCCAAGAAAATAGGGGAGCTGATACTGGAGATGGCCGGTGGGGACAATGAGGCAGCGAAAAAGATGCTCCAAAGCATTTCGGAGTTTCAAACAAAGGACGGCAAAAGCCATTATGCTTCATCCGTCACCGAACTCTCTGAACTCTGGGCCAAGAAGCTGTTGCCAAAAGTGCAGAAGGCATATTTCGACTGGAAGACAGCCAGCGAGCCAGAGGAGGGTCCAGATGATAGATCTTAACGCTAAGGTCCAAGAATACTTGAAAACCAAGATCTATAATTCCCCCCGATGGTCGAACCGAGCGTCTGATGCGGGCCATCCTTGCCTCAGGTATCTGGTTTTCTCCAGAACGAAAAATGAACTCCGGTCCCTCCCGACAGTTGACCTTCAAGCCATCTTTGAGGAAGGCAATCTTCATGAGGCGGGCGAACTGCGGATTCTCCAGGATGCCGGATTCAAAATCATAGAGCAGCAACGGGCCTTCGAATGGAAAGAGAAAGAATTGTCTGGACACATTGACGCCATCATTGTCGATGAAGGCGGAAAAAAGTATCCACTGGAAATTAAATCCTGCTCGCCGAACGGCTTCCGAACTATCCAGAAATCAGAAGCTCTTGACTTGGTTTCGGCCAAACAATACTGGCTCAGAAAGTATCCGGCCCAGATAATCCTGTATATGCTGATGGGCGGCTACGAAGAAGGGATTCTCTGGTTTAAGGAAAAGGTCCTGGGCCAGCGAAAACAGATGAATGTTTCCTTGAACGACCCGGCTGTTCTGGAATACGGAGAGTCAATCCTGAAGAAGTTAGAGCTGGTCAATCAGATGGTCCATCGGGGCGAAGAGCCGCCAGTTGAGAGAATCGACGAGTGCCAGGGCTGCCCGTTCGAGAAGACCGCTTGCTTTCCCGGGCTTGATTTTGGCGAGGGAATGGACATCATTGACGATGGTGAGTATCTCCTGAAGTTAGACCGACTGGACGAACTCAAAGAAGCCAAAGAAGAATATGAGGACATCTGGTCCGAAATAAGAGAAAAGTTTCAAGCAAAGAACGCCATAATAGGGGCCAAATGGAAGGTAGAAAGTAGAAAACAAGAGCGAACAGAATACCGGATTCCTGAAGAGCTTAAGAAGCAGTATGCTCGGAAAAAAGAGATTTGGATATTAAGTATTTCAAGAATTTGAAAGATGAAAGATAAAGGGGCAAACCGTGAGGGACGCCAGTCCTTCGGCATGGCTGGTCCTGTCTCCTACCTAGTCATGCCTTGCCCCTTTTTTCACTTTTTTTTCAAAAGGGCTTGACATGAAGCCTTGAGTGTGATACATGATGAGTATGCAAGGACGAAATCATGAGACATGAGACAATAATAACCCCCGTCGTAGTTTGCCTTATTAAAGGCAGAATCACAACGTCCTTGCATAGCTGCGGCGGGGGTTTTTCTTTTTGTGGGGAGGTTGACAAATGAGCGTCTCCCAAAGAAAAAGATTCGAAGTCTTTAAGAGAGATGGGTTTAGGTGTGCTTATTGTGGCAAGACTCCACCTGAAGTGATCCTCGAAGCTGACCATATCATACCTGTTTCAAAAGGTGGGTCAGATGATATGGAAAATTTAATAACTTCTTGTCAAGAATGTAATAGGGGTAAAAGCAACGTCGAATTAACGAAAATTCCCCATAGCTTAGAAGAAAATATAGCTAATCAAACTGAAAGCGCAATGCAGTTAATAGCATATAACAAGTTTATGAAAAAGTTAATGAAACAAAAAGAAGAACAGGCAGAAAATATTGAAAAAATTTTTCAAGAATATTTCCCCAATAAATACTTCACTAATTTATTTAAACAAAATTCATTGATCAGAATCTTTTTAAAACATCTTCCTTTCGAAGAAGTAATTGAAGCAATGTATGTTTCAATAGGTGTGGTTGGCAAGCGAAACGATCCGGAAAAAGTTCTTAAATATTTTTGTGGTATTTGTTGGCGGAAAATAAGGCGGATGGAAAATGGCCAGAATTAGATATATAAAACCAGACTTTTTTGATGACGAAGATTTAGCTGAACTCCCTTGTGAAATCCGTTTATTTTTTGCTGGCTTATGGTGTTATGCCGACAAAGCCGGTCGATTAGAAGATAGGCCATTAAAACTGAAAGTTAAAATTATGCCCTATTCTCCGGATTTTGATGCCGAAAAAGCCCTTCAAATACTTTCTCAACATAAAAAGCATAGCCCAGATAAATCACCATTCATCGTTCGGTATGAGGTCGAAAACAACAAATATATCCAAATATTAAAATGGGAAAAACACCAAAAGCCACATCACACGGAGGCAGAAAGTGTTATCCCCCCTATGCCCATTTCAAACAAAGAAAGTAGCAAAGAAAGTATGGGAATGGAAAAGGGGACGGGGACGGGGAGTGTGATGAACACAAATATGGAGTTAGATAAGCGTTCTTTAACCGTTAAAGAACCGTTAAATATCGGTTTTAAAGATAAAGAGGGGGTAGTAGGGGGGGAAGAAAAGATTAAAGAAATTATGACTTCCTGGAATGAATTTGCTGACCGATACAAGCTACCAAAGATTCAGAGTATCATCAAGGAGTCAAAAAGAGAGAGACACCTAAGAGCACGGTTTGCTGATAAAAACTTTTCTTTTGAGGCCTTGCTTAAGGCGGTAGAAAAGTCGCCATTTCTTTTAGGACTCAAAACGGATTTTAAGGCAACCTTTGATTGGATTATCTTGCCCTCAAACTACCAGAAAATTATTGAAGGGAATTATTTTGACTCCCTTCAAAGCCCTTCTTCTAAACAGAATCCGGACTTGTTAGTTGGTTCTCGGGCTCCTTTTGACAGCGAGGAATTCAAGCGGGCCTTAGAACGACAGCACCAAGAGATAGAGGAAGATGAAGATGTGTGACTATTCCCCACGTTATAGGCGGGGGCTTCTTGGGGCAAGCCCCAGTCTCTGTAGTCCCAGAGACAAAGAACGTGGTGGGGTGCTGTAAGAGGCAGTGATTTTTAATGAGAATAAAAATAATAAAGAAGGTTTGAAATGAAGCTACAAGAGAATTTAGAGCATTTAACAAAACGAGCTGGGCTTTATCTTGCGTGGGATACTTCTGGTGATGGCATGACGAGCTATCGATTCTTTAGAACGCCATCAGACTATTATGGACCCGAGACAGCTTTTTATACTGCCGTCGGAATAGATGAAGCCCTTGTGTTTATCTTAGGTGTGAATATTGGACTTGATGAAGCGAGGCGGAGAATTATGAAAGAGGTGAAAATCGATTGAAAGCCTGGAGGTGTGTGGTGGTGGAAAAAGTTTATAAGACATTATTAAATGGACGAGTTGGGCGATTTAGTGGTGTGGTTTGGCCTGAACGGGGAAAGTGGTTTGAAGTAGAAGGAGTGCTAATGCCTTGTATCAGTGGATTGCATTTGTGCCGAGCAAAGGATTTATTAGAGTGGCTTGCCCCTGAGATATGGGAGGCTGAGTATGAGGGAGAATGTATAGAAGAAAAAGACAAGCTGATTGTAAGAAAGGCAAGGTTGATAAGGCGGCTTGAGAATTGGGATTTAACTGCAGCCAGGTTGTTTGAATTGGATTGTGCAGAGCATTTTTTATGGAGATATGAGGAGGTGCACAACGAGGATAAGCGGCCACGTAAGGCGATTGAGATAGCCCGCCGATATATTGAAGGAAAAGCAGAGGAGAAAGAGCTGATGAGGGCGGTTGATGAGGCCTGGCTGGCCGCCAAACTTTTTTTAAGTCTAAATAGCGGGAAAAGCCGTTACGCAGCCAGAGCGGCGGCTTGTGCAGCAAATGACGCTTTAGACAATGACGGGATAGAAAGAAGGATATTAAACTGGAGTGTATTTTGGGATAAGGCAACGGGAACGGTTGGCAGCAAGATATGGCATGCAGAGCGGGAATGGCAGACAAGTCAATTGATGAAATATTTATATCCGAAGGAGGTAAGAGATGAGGAAAAAACCCGAAACCGAAAGAAAGCAGATAATCCAGAAGGCGGAAAGTGTCGGGTTGAGTTGTGAGACGACGAGCCCGGGCGATGGACCGCGGCGGTTCAAGTTTTACTTGGGCGACGATACGGGTGGGGGGAAGCGGTTAGTATTTTTCGCCAGCGGGATAAAAGAGGCGAGAGTATTTTTGTATGGCGTGGAAATAGGCAGCGAAAACCTGGTAAAAAAGATGTGGGAAGGAATAAGGAGGGAAGAGGAAGGAAAATGAGCAAGAGGAATAAGGGCCTGGAGTTTCAGCGGTGGGTTAAGAAATTCTTTGAACGAAGGGGCTGGACTGTCCATAACGAAACCATGAAGCCAATCTGGATAAGGGAGAAAAAAACGGGCGAGCAGAAATGGGTCAGCGGCCGGAACGACATTTTCGGCTGTATTGACCTCATCGCCAAGAAAGAACATAGAGGGACTATTTGGATACAAGCGACAATGGATACTCATCTTGAGCGAAGGAAAAAAGAACTGGAACGGGTGCCGTGGGGTGAAGCTGACGTAGTGATGATATTTATGAAACGAAAAAATGCAGAAGTTAGAATGATAGCCTATAACACTTATACGAAAACGATAGATGTGGTTGGTGAAGTGAAAAGAGGAGAGGTTGACTGGACGAGCTCGTTTTATAGGGGATATGTGGAGATATACGATGAGTCCGATTAAGCCTGAGCGAAAGAAGCTATATCCGCCAAACTGGCGAAAAATATCCGAGCTTGTTATCGAGAAGGCGGGATATAAATGTGAGCTTTGCGGCGTGGAAAATCACGATATTAGAAATGGCAGTGAGGTTATATTGACGGTTCATCACATCAATCACGACCCCACGGACAACCGGAGGGTAAATCTAATAGCTCTGTGTCAGCGATGTCATCTGAGATTAGATTTGCCATTCAAGTATAAGAAAGACTCTGGCGATGAGCTTTTAATGGAGGGTAAAGATGATACTAAATGATTTGCTAACAGACGTGGCCGACGGTCTTGCAATGGTGTCGGCTTTAATCGAGCAATTAGAAGAAGACTATAAAGAGACTCGGCGGGAGAGAGAAGAGCTGGAGCTGAGATGTGCTGTATATGAGAACCGGATAAAACAGTTAGAGCAAGAGCTGGAGATGAGATATAAAGAGATTAAAAAAATTAGAAATTAAAAAATCAAAAGGAGGTATGCGATGGCAATGAACAAGAAAAAAAAGCTTGACGAGATTTATAAGGCGATTTTTATCATCGGCGGATTGAGTGATGGAGAACTGAATGAAGAGCGGACTACAGGGGTAGAAAGAGATATCAAAAGAGCTATCAAGACAATTTTCAGGGAAAGCGGGCTTCTGAAGACTATCAGGGTGGACAAGGTCCGTGTCCCGAGATTAGAGGAGGAAGAAGATGAAGAAACAACTTGAATCGGCACTTGCTTTTATTGGAAAAGAACTCAAGGCCTATAAGAAAAAAATTGAAATGAATGAAGAAGAACTCGAAGCTGCTACTAAACTTTTAAAAGAAAATGGTGATGTGGAAGATGACCGTTGCTCCTTATTCCAAAAATTGGATATCTTACATTATAGGGAAGAGGTCTTACAATCTGATTTAGAAGATTTAAAATTTATAGAGGAAGTTTTGAAAAACCAAATTTTAGAGGAGGAAGAAGATGGGAAACAAAATTGACAACTCATTGACCTTTGGCAACGTCCCAGATGATTTTCTCTGTCCCTGTGACGGTTGTCCTCTATGGAATTCTTGTCCTGTAGAGGATGATGATGAAGATTGTATGGAGTGCCAATATTCAGAAGCGAAATACGAGAGAGAACTTGAAGAGGGGGACAGAAAGTTTGATGAGCGAAGAGATAGAGAGCTGTAAAGAGGGAAAAATGAGAGATAAAGCAGAAAAATGGAAAAAAGGCTTTTGAAGTGAAAAGAATGATGGAAGCCGCATGCCTTTTGATGACCGAAAGATTAGGCATCGGGGGTGCGCGGCTAATAGCGATAGAAAAATGTAAGGTGCTGGAACTCGATAAAAGATTGAATTTGCTCCCGGTTTTGTATCTTGTTTTAGATTTAGATAAAGAAAATCAAGGGAACGAAACGATACAAGAGACAATTAAATCTTTAGAATCAAAGATAGAAGATATTCGGGGTGAACAAAAAACACTTTTGGATAGGCAAAGCAAAAATCAAGAGCTTGAATGTTTAGAAGCTCTCAAAAAAGTTCTAATTAAAAAGTCGAACATCAATCGATTAGCAAAAGGAGGTAAAAGATGAGAGATAAGGCAAATATAGTTTGGCTGATATGCGATGTAGTGCGGGACGTCATTCCAGACATAGAAGGAAAGCTGGGGACGCTGACATGTGGGGAAAATTTATTTTTTAAGTCCAAACAATTTTTTGAGAGACTGCGTGTTGAGCGTGTTTTTGATAGAGACGAGTTAGAAGGTTGGCGGGATTTTCGCTCGTTGGTAGTAGATACGTTTCCAGAGTTTAAAGGGGAAGTCTTTGATAATTGTTTGTTTTTAACTCCAGAAGAGCAGATGAAAGTTAAAGACCGCTTGGAAAATCTGAAAGTGTTTCTGGAAAATATAAGATTGAAAAATTCTGAAGGAGGTAAAAAATGAAAGCCATTAATAGGCACATTGTTTTTGCAAGGTTTCAACCCTTGAAAGAGTGTCAGCCTGAAAACCCTGTCCGTTCTGATGAGCTCGGACAAGAGCTTGGCGTTCAGGTATCGAAAAAGAAAAAACAGAAAAGGAGCAAAAAATGAATAACATAATTTCTTTGGAGATCGGGCATTTTTTATTTTGGATGGTGCTGACGGGATTTGCTTGCTTTTTTGTCGGGATGATAGTAGGTGCTCAGGAAATCTACCATCAGCTTCGGAAGGAAATCCAAAAGACGATGGAGAGGACAAAATGAATAAGAAATTCAAGCAAATTCTAAAAAACATTATCATTGTCGTCTTGGCCTTATTAGTTTTCTATTTGAGTTTTGCCTGGATTTCCGCCTGTCGATTGGAAAGAGAGGTTGAGAGGACAGAAAAGGCAATGGAGGGGAAAAATGGAAAATAGTTTTTTTAATGTAATTAAGCGTCTTGAAGCGGCAAAAAAAGAACAGGAAAAATGTCAGAAGGAAATAATAAAATTTATCTGCGATACCGTCAGAGACGTTGTCCCTGATATTAAGGGCTGGGTAGAAATCAACGGTTATGATTATCTAATGGTTTTTGTTTCTGAAGAATTTGAAAAAAGGTCGGAAAAAGAAAAGGGTAAACAGATTGTAGGTTGGATGGAAAAAAGGCGATTATTCGAATTAATTCACGAGGTTTTCCCGATGCTACGCCATCAGGTCTATGATTTTGAAATATGGCTGAACTGGAAAGAACAGTTGGAAATAACAGACAGATTAAAAAAATTGAAAAATTCAAGCGGCGAAATTAAAAAGGAAAAAATAAAAAAAGGAGGTATGAAATGATTTATTATCTGGTCTGGACAAGTAAAAATAAAGACGAAGGAGGCAAATTTTTGAGTAAAGAAAAAGCGATTCAATATTTGTTGATCAAGTTTCCAGATGAGGCGACAGCTGAACAAGAAAAAAGAGATGGAACGATATTGAGAATTAGATTAAAGAGAAAAAAAGGTGACGATAATGTTTATGACGGGATAGAAGGACATCAGGTTGTGGCGACAAAATACGAAGTCGTAGGTGCAGAATTGTTGGAAGTTACAAAGCATGTCCAAGAAGAGGTTAAAGAGGAAGGAAAGATATATATCCCGAGGAAAGAATGGGCTGAAGAAAAGGTGATAAGAAAAGATATGAGCCTATATGTCCGAAATGATAGTTTATCGGATTGTTTTAAGTTAGAAGATGAAGGGCTTACAATAGAGTTGCCGATAGTATATTTTTCGCCGACACGAGGCTATTCTGAAGAGCTAAAGACCATAGAGAGGAAAGCCTTGGTATATAAACAAAAAATTGATTTTATAGATGAAGAGGAGGGCAAAAATGGATAACTTACTTTTTTTTCTGGCTCTTCTAATCATCGCCGCCATAATGGGGGCGCTCTGGGGTCTCTGGCGCGGCGATAAAAGAAATGCTGAGCTCAGAAGGAAAAATCTCGAGCTTTATCGTGGGCTGAAATCAGAGCAGGAGTCAAACCGCATGCTAAGAAAATGGGCGCTGTTTTATAGGCGAAAAGCTCTAACCGATGATTTATATCACAAAGAAAGATAAAACGATTTTTAAGATTGAGGGTTGACAATTAGTATTTTTGAACTTATATTCTTAGCCAGGGCAGTGTGGAAAGGCTGTCCTCTAAGATGACGAAGCCAGACGAAAAGATT